ATTTTCCCTTGCAGATGTGGACGACCAGCATTTGTATAGGTGTTATCCGGCCGTAGGACATAAAATACTCCATCGTCGTGCCCACCTGAGAGATAGTCGTAGTAGTGGCTCCCAAACAAAAATTCCCCTCGGGGAAGGTTACCCATCACTATCACTATTAATCTTGTGGAATCTCACGGCGGTGGCGGAATGCGTGTAGGGTTTATATTCCCATGTACATATTTCGCGGTGAAAATAAGGGCACCTTAATCCCAATAAGTCCCGTTAGAGATAATATGACCACCCTGGTGGGTTCGTGGCCTTAAACACGTGGTGTGACAGACCAGAAGTTGTCACCTTTTAAATTCAATGATGACAACCTTTCTAAAATTCTCCGATTTACGAATTCGACCGTTCAAGGGTCGCAGCGCTAATTCAGTTATTTTGGCATTAGGTGCTATCGGGTGTGCTGTTGCAGCATGGGTTGTAACTCGACCTGGTTTTGTTCCCAGGCTTAGGCTTCGTAAGAAGCTTTTGAGCTTGTTGTGGACTAAGTCGGTTGATTTTACTTATCCCTGGCGACTTACTGTACCTGGTAGGCACTTTGCTAAGAAACAAAATGGCGTTCAAGGATTTGTATTTGTTGATGGATTTCAGCAGAGGTTCGTAGGTGTGCCCGATTTATTTGGGCCCATCCGGCTAATTGAGTTTTGTGGTTTGTCTGTTGTGATTAGACATAAAGTAGAGCGCATCGACGAGGACACCGTGAGGTTGTCTTATGACGCACTTGACATAGATAGCTCCATTGATGATCATCAGTTTATTACGGATGATGTTGCTACCGCTGGTTATTTAAATCAGCTTGGTGAGCCGATGGTGCAAGTCCAGTTGAGTCCGTTCGTGGGATGTGATCTTAAGTTAGTAGAGTATGAGGAGCTACGTATACGAACGGGCTCCAAACCTAATTTGGGTTATATGGAGTTTAATTCCAAGCATATGAACGTTACGAGGGATAGTTTGCCTACTATAGGTGAAGCCCTCAAACGGGAGATGCGGGTTACTCGATTTGAACCGTGGTTTGGAGCTCGTGGTATGGATGGTGATGGTGAGGTTGAGGTTGTGTTATTACAGGAGGAGTTTGATGTTGATTCGGAACATCAACGCCCTGCTGGCTGCCTTTTTCCAACGTTGCTTGATGTGCCTTCAGTAGTGTACGCAGTAAATCGTTCTAGTGAGTTAACTACATTTGCGGAGCGTATTGCCAAATATATTAAGGATGATTCATTTGTTATTCCTGATGTGTATAATGGTTATATGGCTGAATTTCTGGAATTTTTGATTCCGTCTGAGTTTGTTGGCACTGGTTACTTTGATGACCAGGATGCTGTACTCCTCAGGCAGACTCGCCCTACGCAGAGGTTGGGCTTCGAGGAAACTAAGGACAATTTGTTTGACCTTAAGAGTACCGTTGATTCGACGTTTCAGAAGGGTGAGGTTTATCCAGAGATGAAAGCCCCGCGTAATATAGTTAATCCCGATCATCAGAAAAGAGTTTATACCAATTCCGTTGTCTCTCCTTTGTCGACCTTTTTGAAGGCTACTTCTCTTCACCGAATCTACGGATTTGGTGATGCTGAGTATGTTCAGAAGTGTTTTGATAAGGTTGCAGAACAAGACACGGGTATGGGAAAGCTCGAAGCTGATGGAACTAAAATGGATGCTAATATCCATAAGTTTTTTCGGGAGTTGGAATGGTTAGTGTTGGAGAGGTGGTTTCCTGATGAGCATCATGAGGTTTTGAGAGAGATCCATGAAGCTCAGTACAGTTGTAAATTCCCTAAGAGTAAGAAAGGAACGAGACTTAATTTGCGCGAATCGCGTCGCTCTGGGGAGGGCGGTACGTCGATTTTTAATACCATCGCAATGGTCTTCGTAGCCTACTGTGCTCTTAGGTTGCCCACCAATACCACACCGTCTCCCAGCCCTCAGCTAGCTTGGTCGCGCGTCGGTGTTCATGGGGGTGATGATTCGCTTATGGCGGCTTTCGTCACCCCCGCTTTGCTTATTTCCGTTGGAGAAGAAGTAGGTCTACCGTTAAAAGTGAAGTACGTTGATAGTTGGTCTCCGTACTCATTCCTGGGTATTACCCGGTTGAATCGTGGGTGCTCACTATATGTGTGTGATGTATCCCGCTTTGTCGGAAAGATAGCTTATTCTCATGTTAAGAATGTCCCATTTGATCAAATCATGTACCGTAAGTGTGAACCTTACGTGCACATGTATCCCAATGTTCCCCTAGTATCCAATTTATGCAGAGCCGTTTTGAGAGTTTTGCGTAACAAGGGTTTTAAAGTAGATGCGAAGTATGATGAGCTGTGTCGTACCGGAGCAGGCTTTGTCATGACGATGTTGGACGGCACTCAGTTGCCCGGACCGTTGTCAGACGAAGAGTATTACCTATGCGAGGCGTATGTATGCGATACGCTTAACATACCGCTGGGTAAGTTGCGAGAGGTATGTACCGCTTATGATCTTGCGAGTGACTTCACTGAATTTCCTTCTGGTTTTATTACTGGTGAGGAGAATTTTGTGTTAACTGGCAAGTATGAAGCACTATTTCGAGACCTTTACATCCCAGGTCTCGGGGCATTGAAGTTACAACGATCCCTTCATACAGAGTTATCTAACGGCTGTACAAAATCGTTATCAAATGGCAAAACGCAACAACAAGAACAAAGCGCCTCAGAGAAACAGGCCAGTCCTGGTGACACCGTTGGCCCCGACACTGACTACTCAGGTAGTACAGCCGAAGGGTCGACGCCGTCGTCGAAGAAGAAACCGCGGAAACGCGGGTCAAGGAATCGCAAAGCTGACTCCCGCCGGCCTAGCGTACTTGAAGTGTCTAACTAGCGCGCCCGATGCAGAACTGGATGACTTTAAAGGAATTCCAGATATGTATTCAGGCCGCGTCTTAGTGAAGCGCTATACTTCCACTCGCGACATTTCCTCACTGGGATTGACCCCCGGACTAACAACGTACATAATTCAGGCCCCTATCTTGGGCGATGCTTTTGCATGGGCTCAAGATGGTGGGACGAATACGTGGACGTTTGTTTTGGTCCGTTATGCCGACGTTGCAACCATGTTCCCCCAGGGCAACGAAAATGCCAATGCCACAGCGTTTAGAATTGCATCCAACTCTATTGAGATTATCCCTACGGGTAATAGCACTAGTGTTTCTGGATCCATTTCCGTGTGGAAAGGCCCTTTCGCAGTTACCTCTAAGCCTGGTGGGTCAGGGTATAACGTTATGTGTGCCAGTGGGTTTGACGGTGTCCTATCAACAAAACCGTCAACTGTTCTGCCTTTTAGTTCAGGCTGTTATGCTTCTGCGCGTCCGTCTGAACCAGTCGTACCGTTTGTGCCTGTTATGACAGATACTACGAATGGACTTGTTCAGATTGAGATGCCTCCCGGCATAACAGCTACTTTAGGACTAACTGCTCAACAGTTTTTAGGGGCGGGTCATTTGGAAGCTACTATTATCCAAATACCCGCCTTTTCAGCTACTGCGAATGCGTGCATGATCCGTACTTGGAGTTGTGTAGAAATGCAAGTTTCCTCATATTCTGCTTTGTACGAGTATCAACATATCTCTCCACCGTACGACCCCTTGGCTTTACAGTTATTGATTGAGTTCTTTAACTCTCATCCTGTGGCCGTGTCGTATTATGACAATGAGTCATTTTGGAAGAGTGTGCTTGCGTGGATTCGTGAAGTTAGCGGTACACTTAGCGTGTTACCTGGACCCTATGGCCGAGTGGCGTCCGGAGTGAACATGATTGCCAACGCCTTTTAGTGCGTGGACCTATGCCAGCTACCTAGAGTTAGGCGTAGTGATAAAATCTAGGTGAAACAGGTAGTTTCAGCCGTTTTTACACAACGGTAAGTAGTGGGTTCGATTCCCACCGCCTAGGGATTTACCGGTTCTTAATTGATCCTGTGTCCCTGGGACTTCACGTTTGAAG